GGAGCGGAGACTGAACCACCGATCATTGGAGACCTTGAACCGGAATCCGTGATTGAATCCACTTATTTTTTCTGTTAATGCCACGCACCATTCACAAAACTGAACAGCCTGTTGTCCTTGAAGGTTATCAAGCTGTATTGAAGCCAAGTAAGTTTGGCTACTCCCTCTCTGCTATTGTTGATGGCGAGATGGTTGACGCCCTGGAGGAAGACCGTACTGAGTCTCTCGAATGGGCACAAGGTAAACTCAAGAATCCTAAGCGTTCTGTGCTCAAGCCTGAGCCTTGGGAAGAAGTCGCAGACAACCAGTTCAAAATCAAATTTAGCTGGAATGAGGAGAACAAACCACCTGTCGTCGATACCGAAGGTACACCTGTCACAGACGAGAATACGCCCATGTATTCTGGTAGCCGAGTTAAGCTGGCGTTCTATCAAAAGCCGTACATCCTCAAGGATGGCGTCACTTATGGAACCAGCCTTAAACTGGTTGGTGTACAACTGGTGTCTCTCAATTCAGGAGCTGGTGTAGACACTGGCGATATGGCTGCTGAAGATGTAGCTGCCCTGTTTGGTAAGACTGAAGGGTTCAAGGCTAGTGACCCCACTGTAACTGTTATTCCTGGAGAGGACGACTTCTGATGATTGAATTTACTATTGACAAAAACGAAGAGCTTGGTCTCTACCAATGCACGATGACTGCAAAGCTGCCTCCCATCACCGTGACCAAATACAAAAAGTCACGTGATGATTTCCGATACGAGATGCAGCGTGCAATCAATGAGATTGTAGATGAGCTTGTTGAGCAAGCTTTGGAAGACTAATGGCTTTCCGATCCAAGCTTGAAGAGAAGGTTGCTGACCTCCTCGTCGATCTTGGTGTCAAGTATGAATACGAAACTACTAAAGTTCGATATGTTATCCAGCACGTGTACACACCAGATTTTGTGTTACCAAATGGTGTCGTGCTAGAATGTAAGGGCTACTGGGAACCTGCTGACCGACGTAAGATCAGGGCAGTGAAGGAGTTGAATCCTCACCTTGACTTGCGTATGGTCTTCCAGGCTCCCTTCAATAAAATCAGCAAAAAATCTAAAACTACATACGCTAAGTGGTGCGATAAGCATGACATCCCTTGGACATCATTCCAAAACATCCCCCTCGACTGGCTCATCTGAGTTTCTATTTCATGAGCCGTGTGAGGAGTGTGGGTCGTCAGATGCCAAGAGTGTGTACGATGACGGTCACACATATTGTTTCGTTTGCCATCACTATACGCACGGTGATGGTGAACCTTCTTTACACATTCATCAAAACAAAAGTGTGCAAATACTAGGCTCAGCCCAAAGGCTGCAGAAGCGTAACCTCTCACAAAAAGTATGTGAGAAGTATAAAATCTACCGTGATGGTGATAAGCTCCGCTTTTACTATCATGACGAATCAGGCATCGTCAAAGGTGCTAAGGTAAAGACAAAGAGCAAATCATTCTCGTATGAGGGTGAGGTGCCGGGTACATTCTTTGGACAACATCTCTTCCCTACTACTGGTAAACGTATCGTCATCTTTGAAGGCGAGATGGATGCAGCTAGTGGGTTTGAGTGTATGCCAGGTTGGCCGATGGTTTCTGTACCATCTGGTGCAGCTGGTGCAAAGAAGGCTGTACAAAAACAACTCCCACTGCTGCAAGGCTATGATGAGATTGTTCTCTTTTATGACAATGACCCACCAGGTCGTCAAGCCGCTGAAGAGTGTGCTAGTGTACTACCACCAGGTAAGGTCAAGATTGCCCACCTTCAAGGCGACTACAAGGACGCATCAGACGCCCTCCAAGCCAACGACTCTGACGCTGTATGCCGAGCTATCTGGGACGCCAAGCCGTTCCGCCCTGATGGCATTGTCGATGGCAAAACTCTTCTAGAAGTTGTAACGACACCATCACCCGCTGCTGATCATGACTATCCATTTCAAGGATTACAATCAAAACTTCACGGGATCAGATATGGAGAGCTTGTCACAATCACTGCTGGCTCTGGTATCGGAAAATCCTCATTCTGTCGTGAGCTTGCAACTAACCTTCTTTCAAAAGGAGAACGGGTCGGTTATCTGGCGTTGGAAGAATCCAACCGCCGTACAGCTCTAGGTTTGATGTCAGCCCATGTTGGCAAGTCATTACACCTGGGTGAGCACAGCCATGAGGAACTTGTTCAGGCGTTCGACGCTACGATGGCTAATTGGAACCTGTACTTGTTTGATGGTTTTGGCTCCTACGATCCTGATGTTATTTATAATCGGATTGAGTACCTGGCTTCAGGTCTCGACTGCCGTATCATCTTCCTCGACCACCTCTCAATCCTCCTCAGCGGACTGGATGGAGATGAGCGTCGAATGATTGACACCACCATGACTAAGCTCAGGTCGCTTGTAGAGCGTACTGGCATAGCACTGTTCTTGGTGTCTCACCTCAAACGTACATCATCTGATCAGAACCATGAAGAAGGAGCACGAGTTACGCTCGGACAACTGCGCGGATCTGCTGCAATCGCTCAACTCAGCGACGCGTGTATTGGATTGGAACGAGATCAACAATCCGACAAAGCTGGAGGTTCTACGACTGTTAGAGTCCTTAAAAATCGTTATTCGGGCGAAACTGGAGTAGCCTGTCAGCTTAGATACGATCTACCTACCTGTAAATTCTATGAAACTCAAGCAGAACCCGAGTTCAATGCAGCAACCGACTTCTGAACTTAAACGACCTAATCCTCCCACTACCCAAGCCATTGAACGTGCTCAATTCAAAGATAAGACGTTCAAATGGAACGGCAAGTGAGTTTAGTTTTTGACATCGAGACAGACGGTCTGCTTTACAATGTTACTACCATCCACTGCCTTGCTATCCATGATCTCTCGACGAACCAAACCGTTTCTTATAACGACGAGGGTAATCAAGAACCGATTGTTCGGGGCATACAAAGACTTGCAGATGCTGATCAAATCATTGGTCACAACATAATCGGGTATGACATACCTGTTATCTGCAAGCTTTATCCTTGGTTCGAGAGACCTTATGTTGTCGATACTCTGCTCCTCAGCAGGTTGTACCACCCAGACATGATCAACTTAGACAAGAAACATAACTGGGAAGGTATGCCTTTGAAACTATATGGCAAGCACTCGCTTGAAGCATATGGTCACAGGCTGAAGGAACATAAAGGAGAATATGGAAGCAGCTCTGATTGGAAAGAGTGGTCACAAGAAATGGAGGATTACTGTATTCAAGACGTTAAAGTTACTACAAAATTATGGCACCACTTCCAACCATACCTGAGTGGGTCTCGCTAGAACACAGAGTACAAGAAATCCTCACACAACAAGAAATTCATGGATGGGCTTTTGATGAGAACGCTGCATGGGAACTTGCATCTACTCTCACCCGAGAACTACGAGAAACTGAAGAGCTACTACGAAACCGGCACCCTTTCGTCCGAGGATCGGAATTCACTCCTAAACGAGATAACCGCACGCAAGGATATGTCAAGGGTGCACCCATTACTCGACTGAAAGAATTAAACTGTTCATCTCGCGATCATATATCATGGATCCTGCAAACATTTCATGGCTGGAAGCCGCAGCAGACGACACCTACTGGGAAGCCTATCATCGACGAAGTGATTCTGAAGGAGATTGGGACGGAAGTAGCGACAATGTTCCTCCGGATTTTGACGATAACGAAGATGCTTGGAATGATCAGCGAAGGCGCGAACGCCTGGCTGAAGTTGAGCACGAGTGCTAAACGTATCCACCATCATTGTTCAGTAGCAACAAACACACATAGATGCGCCCACCGAAATCCCAACCTCGGGCAAGTCCCATCAGATGAAAGATTTAGAAGACTCTTTATACCAAGCCCGGGTCTATGTATGGTCGGCGCTGATCTTAGCGGCATCGAGCTTCGTATGCTCGCTCACTATCTTGCACGGTATGACGGAGGAAGATACGCGAAGCTATTACTTGAGGATGACATCCATCAGATCAATGCTGACAAGATCGGAATCTCAAGACGACAAGTAAAAACCGTAACGTACGCGTTCCTGTACGGTGCAGGTGACGAAAAAATCGGACATTCTTATGACCCACAGCTTTCGACCACTGCTGCAAAAAAGAAAGGAAAAGAGATTCGTGCAGCGTATGTTGACGCGGTTGATGGATTGGATGATCTACTCAAAGCTATTAAACAAGCTGCAGAAAGAGGGTTCATCAAGTCTATCGATGGACGAAAAATTACTGTTGACTCGCCTCACAAAGCTTTGAACTACTGTCTCCAGTCAGGAGCCGGTGTTATTGCGAAGCGGTGGATGGTGATCAACCAAGAGACAATGAGAGAAGCAAAGATCTGCGCCTCTCAATTAGGATTCATTCATGACGAATTACAATTCGAGTGTGCCCCTGAGCACATCGGAGACTTATCTACATCCCTGGTATGTTCAGCTACAGCAGCTGGAGAATACTACAACATGCGTATCCGCATTGACGCAGAAGCAACCCACGGAAACAACTGGAGTGAAACCCACTAATGTACAGCAAGAAAAAGAAGACTGAGATCAAGTCAGTTAAAAAAACAACCCGGCAGGGGCAAGGTCGCAATTCCAAGCCCAAGGGTGATAAGAAAGCCTACCGAGGACAAGGCAGGTGAAGTTACTTGTAGACGCTGATTACGTGGTCTACAAATGCTGTGCCGGAGCCGAAACAGAAATTGATTGGGGTGATGATGTAATTCTAGTCACAAGTAAATTCAGTGAAGCCTATGCTAACGTCAAGCGAGAGCTTCTAAAAATTATCAACAACTTTCTTTGGGATGTACCTGAACTAATTCTGTTTTTCAGCGACAGTGTAAACTTTCGTAAATCTATCCAGCCCGCATACAAAGGGCATCGCAATCGCAAGAAACCTTGTGGTTACAAGCGTGTGATTAATCGACTCAAGACTGAGTATGAAGTTATTCTCATGCCAACATTAGAGGCTGATGACGCCTTAGGTATTTACGCCACACAAAATCCTGGTAATGTTATCTGCTCACCGGACAAGGACATGCGCCAGATCCCAGGTCGTCTCTTCGACATGTCAGAAATGATGAATGTGGAAAAGGCAGAGGGAGAGAAGTGGCACCTTGTACAAACATTAGCAGGAGATCAGACAGATGGTTATGCCGGTGTACCCGGTATTGGTGTTAAGCGTGCAATCACCCTCTTTGAAGAAAAGGGGTATTCTTGGAAGACTGTCGTTGAAGCGTTTGCTGACAAAGATCTTTCAGAAGAAGTCGCACTTGAAAATGCGAGACTCGCAAAGATCCTTACAGCATCCGACTATGACTTCGACAAGCAACAACCAATTCTTTGGTCCCCCACCGCCGATTATCGAGTTGACGATGGAGCAGGATCTAAAGATGAGAAGGCTGAGCGATCTACTTCCTGATGCTACAAAGGAGGACATCATTACTGTCTTCCTTGCACTTCAAAAACAAAACTTTGTCCTATCCAATACCGTCAGTAATTTAGTTAAAAAATGGCCCAATCACCCGCCCACTACACACGAGGATCCATAGAGGTCTGGGATTTTATCCGAGATCAGCAACTTAATTATCATCTCGGCAATGCTATTAAATATATTTGCAGAGCCGGTTACAAGTCTTCTGAAACGAAAACGGAAGACCTTAAAAAGGCTATCCACTACCTTGAAAATGAACTCGACAACACAACACTGCAAAAATCAGTCACTCTCGGATCAAGCGATAT